GGTGGATTTATTCAAAAAATGAAAGTAGCAAAAGCTGACGAAACCTTAAACAGTATCAAAGATATACTTAATCAAGTAAAATAATGTTAAAACAAATTATTAACGACAAAGTATTATTATTAAATAGTAGTGCTTTAACAATATCATTTATGAATGTAGAAATGGTATTAAAATTAATACTTTTAACAATATCCATACTATATACAGGTTTACGTATATATAAAGAAATATGTAAACAAAAAGACAATAATGGATAAGTTTTTAACTTATTATACTTATTATTAATAAACCAAAAAATTAATTTAATATGACGGCAGTAGAAGCACTAGGAAAAATTAGAGTTATGTTAGGATTAGAAGATGTAGAAGGAAATACTACATCTATCGAAACTGGTACAGAAACAACTAATATAGAACTAGCACAAACAACATTAGTCGACGGAACTATTGTAAAAACTGAAGGTGAATTAGAAGTTGGTAAACAAGTCGTAATCGAAACTGAAGAAGGTGACGTAGTCGCCCCTGAAGGTGTGTGGGAAAGCACAGATGGATTTGTTATCACTACTGACGCCGAAGGTGTAATCACTAGTATTGATGATGTAGTCGTAGAAGAAGTAGTGGAAGACGAAGTAGTCGTCGAAACTAAAGAAAACTTCAACGAAGATTTTATCAACAAATTAGTAGAAGTTTTAAAACCTTCATTCGATAAAATCGAAGAAATGAATAAGGAAATTAAAACATTAAAAGGTGAGTTCTCAGAATTTAAGGACGAGCCAGCTGGTCGTAAGGTATTTAACAATCTTAACGACTATCAAAAAAGAGAGGCGGATTTAATGAGTGGACGTATTAGTAAACTCGTTGAATTACGTAATAATAACTTAATAAACAAATAAAAAACTAAAATAATATGAGTTTTAATATTTCAGAAATAACTGGTTACGTTGATGAGAATTCATTCGAACTAATCAGTAAAGCGGTATTAGAAACACCTTTAGCGGACTACTTTAATGTTAGAGTAGGACTTAAAGCTGGTTCAAACATGATACCTATTATGAACGGTGATTTTTACGTTCAAGACGGAGGTTCGTGTGGTTACACAACTTCAGGTGATACGACTATCAGTCAGATACCATTAAACCTAAAGGCAGCTAAGGTAAATCAATCTTATTGTCCTGAAACACTACGTCAGACTTTTTTAAGTCAGTCGTTGGCAGCAGGTCAGTTCGCAGGAAATGAAAGTATACCTTTCGAGCAGTTGATGGCTAACTACTTTGTAGAAAAACTAAATAACTATAAAGAGAACTTTATTGTTAATGGTGATGGTTCTTATTCAGGGTTAACTCAACTTATCACTGAAGCTCAGGGTTCAACTAAATATACAGGTCACACTGCTACATGGACGTTAACGGGAGCTGTAGCTACAGCACAAGGTATGTACGCTAACTTGGCGGATGAGGTTATGATGAGGGACGACCTTATCTTAATTTGTTCTCCACAACAGTATAGATTACTTCAACTAGCTATTACTCAGGAAAATTACTATCATATCGCACCGGGCGAAGCTATTGTAGTTCCTGGTACAACCTGTAAAGTAATCCCAAGTTTGGGGATGACAAACGCACAGAAATTCATGGGTTCAACTGAAACGTTGTACTTAGGTACAGATTTATCGAGTGACTTTGAGCAGTTTAAACTTTTCTTTTCTGCCGATAATGATGAAATGCGGTCGATTATGAAATGGGCTATCGGAGTAGCGGTTACTGAACCCGCATTATGGGTCTTTATGGCATAAAATTAAAGTAAAAAAATAAAACTATGAGTTGTAATTTAGCATCAAATATTTCATTAGATTGTAGAAGTAACCTGGGCGGCGTGGCAAGCGTTTTTATAGGTTCTACTACAGGTTTTGATATAACCCTTTTAGGGGAAAGCGCAGGAAGTATTACAGGTTTTTCATTCGGTTCGGGAGTTACTACGGTTGACTCTGTCGCAGATTTAACGGTAGCACCGATGTACGAATTTCAGCAACCACGTCAGGCTGCTAACCTTACTGAAGCGGGAACTTTTGATGAAGCAAACGGTATAGCATTTTATGAAACTACTTTAACAATAGTCGTAAATAAACTGAACGCTTCACATCTAGAGGCGTTGGATATTCTAGGTCAAAATACTAAGTTGGCTGTAGTTGTAAAAGATAATAATGGTTCCTATTTCCTAGTCGGAAATGAGACGGGAGCTATTGTATCGGCATCTACTTCAGATACTGGCACAAGTTTTTCTGACAGAAATGGTATCACCATATCATTTTTAGGGTACTCAACCTCTCCACTTTTAGAATTAGATATTGTCTAACTAAAAGTTTTACACAAATTAAAAAGGGGGCTAATAACCCCCTTTTTTTATATTTATAAATATGATAGTAGATTTACGAAGTCAGAATAATAGTGTGTATTTTAATGGAACTATACCTGAACTTAATGTATTAGGGGTGCCATTTACAAGTTTTAGGTTGCGTTTAGTAAGTAGGTATAGTAACAACGAAATCAATAATGATACATTTGGTGAGTTACTTGTTAGTCCTACAATAATAGGTACTGACTGGTTTAGTGTAATATATGTGACAGATATTACCTCTTTACAGAATAAAGAACTTAACACTTATTATGATTGCTATTTCGAAGGAAATTTAGATAGAGGTTCATGGCAAACTATAGATAAAGTTTTATGTAAAATACTAAATAATTTCGATACTGATAAACCAAATACTGAATATATTAGTAACAACGAATATAACGAACAATATATATATTTTAATAATGAATAATATAAAGATTTTTGATTTTAAAGCACTAGATTTACCAGTCTTTAAAGAAATACGTGGGAAAGATTGGGTATCATTTGGTAAGGACAATATGTACCCTGATAAAGTAATTGAATTATTTAACACCTCAGCGATGAATGGAACCGCCATAAATTCGATTACAGACGCTGTAAAGGGTGAAGGTATAGTTGATATAGGTGGTATGGTAGTTAATCAATTAGGGGACACTTTAAATGATATATACGAACGTATATCACTCGACTACGTATTGTTTAACGGATATGTTTTAAACGTTATTTGGAATAAAGGTGGTGATAAGATAGTAGAGTTATACCATATACCTTTCGAAAAAGTAAGGTCAGGTAAGATGAACGAGGAAGATGTTGTTGATGAATATTTCTATAGTTCAAACTGGGCTAACACAAGGAAATACGTTCCAAAAAGATATAAAGCTTTCGACCCTTTAAGTACTAAAGGTGAGGACTCGTCACAAATTTATTATTGTTTTGCCTATACACCAGGTAATATGATTTACCCCTTACCATCTTATGTTGGAGCTTTGAATGATATTCAACTCGACGCACGTATCAGTCGTTACCACAATAGTAATATTTCTCTAGGAATGTCAGGGGGTATTTTTATAAACATGCCAAATGGAGAACCTACACCTGACGAACAAAGAACCATATATAAGGACTTAACGGAGTCTTTTACAGGTGAAGATAACGCGGGTCGTTTATTTTTATCTTTTAGTGAAGGTAACGACTTAGCACCACAAGTACAAACAATACAGGGAGCAAATGATGATTACTATACTACTTTGGAAGCACGTATCAGTTCAAGAATTTTAACGGCTCACCGTATTACTTCAGGAAGATTAATCGGGGTTCGTGACGAAGGTGGTTTAGGAAATAACGCTCAAGAAATTGAAGTTGCTTACACACACTTTAGTTCAACGGCTATAGAACCTAAACAAAAAAAAATAAACAAATGTTTAAGTCGACTTTTATATTTTATGGGTGTAGAAGAACCTATTGTAATTATACCATCGACATTAGACTTCAATAAAAATATAGACGGAGAAATATAATGGCGTATACATTATTTATAAGTGAAAATAGATTAAAAAGGTTAACTGCGGTTCACCTTAACGTCGAACCTGATGAAATTACACCATTCGTGTTAAACGCGCAAGATGTTTATATTCAGGAACTATTAGGAACTAAGTTTTATAATAACTTAAAAGTAAGTGTACTTAGTGGTACTACTACTGTAGCGGAAAAAACTTTATTAGATGATTATATCGCACCATGTTTAGCGAACTACGCGGTGTATTTAGCTTTACCATCTTTTAACTATAAGATGAAAAATAAATCAGTACTTAACCCCTCAGCAGAGGAAGCGCAAAATACTGATTTAACTGAACTAAAATACTTAAGGGAGAGTATAAAAAACATGGCAGATTTTTATAGAGAACGAAGTAGAGAGTATCTTTATGATAACGAAAGTTATTTCCCTGATTATATAAATCCAGGAGTTGATGGCATGATGCCAAATAAACATAATACTTATTCATCGGGTATAGTATTTCCGTCTACATACCCCTTATGTTGATTTAATTTAAAAATATATGAGTACTTTATCAGGAAATACAATAGAATCAACTTACGGTTCGTTATTAAGATTCGATAACTTTAGTGGTTCGTCAACCAGTAAAATACAGATAGTAGATGGATTTGGTAATACTTTACCGGTATTTATATCACGAACTGAATTAGATTTTAGGGACAACGTTGATTTTAGAAATGCGACACGAGTTGAAGGTATTGTTAGAACAATAGCAAAAAAAGACTCAGGTGGTCGATATACAGGTCTAACTGAAAATGTTAATTTTTCAGCAGGTACAGGTATTGATATTACACAAGCAGGAGAAACACTTACATTTGCCAGTACTTCAGTAGTATCTAACAAGCAAATAGTTTATATAGGTTCGCCTGGTTTATCTACTACATTAGGTCGACCTGTATATTGGGACGGAAGATGGAACAACGACCCCACATCGGCAAATGCGTATGATAAATTAATAGGTATTTCGAATGGAACTAATACTTTTACTGATGGTGTTATCATCGGTGGTTTAGTTAATGATAGTGCCAATACAGGTTATACTCAAGGTGCTTTATATTTACCAAATTCTGGAAGTACATTTACTAGTGACCCCACTACTATTTATTCGCCTAACTATATAAGGGGTGTAGGACACTCAGTAGGTAGTGAAGGTATTGTACTTAACCCTGATGTATACTTTGAAATTGGCGCTGTGGAAACATTTTATATTATAACTCAAAGTGGGGATACTTTAATAACTCAAGGAGGGGACAATATTATATGGTCACCCCTATAAAAATAAATAAAAATAAAAACAAAAAAAAATGGCATTAGAAGTAACAGGTAATATAGAGTTAGACAACGGTATTGTTGTTAATTCATTATATGTAAGAACTGACGCATCATTAAGTGATGATGGAAAAACTGTATATTGTGGAGCAAAATATTGGTCTACAATTGAAGCAGAACAAAATAAACAAGTTAACGTTTATCCAAAATTTTGGACTGAATTAAAACCTGAAGTGGCTTATGATAGAACAACAGATGGTGTTGATTTATTACAATTCGCAAATGAGTTTGTAAAATTTCAGTTTGAAAGTAAGGGATTAACTGCGACTATAATCGGATTATAATAAATAAAAATGGCTAATAAAACAATTGCTCAACTTCCCCTACAGACTGGTATAACAGATAATGATTTGTTAGCCATTGTCGATAGTGGGGAGACAACAACAAGTAGAATAAAAGTATCAACACTATTAGATGGTGCTGGTG